TACCCAGAGTTGCTGGTTAAGTTGAACTTCGGTCAACACCAGTATTACGCTGCCACTAGCATTGCTTAAGGAGTAATTTAAAATGGCTATTTCACGCGCACAACTACTTAAAGAACTCCTTCCCGGCCTAAATGCTTTATTTGGCCTCGAGTACGCCCGTTATGGTGAGGAACATAAAGAGATTTATGAAACCGAAACCTCTGAGCGTTCATTCGAAGAGGAAACCAAACTGTCTGGCTTCTCTGCCGCACCAGTCAAAAACGAAGGTTCTGCCATCGCTTATGACAATGCTCAAGAGGCATGGACAACTCGCTACAACCACGAAACCATTGCTCTGGGTTTCTCAATCACTGAAGAAGCGATTGAAGATAACTTGTACGACAGCTTGTCTGCTCGCTACACCAAAGGTTTGGCTCGTGCTATGGCTTACACCAAGCAGATCAAAGCTGCTGCCGTGTTGAACAATGGCTTCTCTGCCGCTTATGTCGGTGGTGACGGTCAACCTTTGTTCTCTACAGCACATCCTTTGGTTTCTGGTGGCACCAACAGCAACACCCCATCTACCCAAACCGACTTGAACGAGACTTCCCTTGAAGCCGCCGTTATTCAAATCGCTGCTTGGACTGATGAGCGTGGACTGTTGATCGCTGCTAAGCCTAAGAAGTTGATCATCCCACCAGCACTGCAATTTGTTGCTACTCGTTTGTTAGAAACCAGCCTCCGCGTTGGAACTAACAACAACGACATCAACGCGATCAAGAATAATGGCGCAATCCCAGAGGGATATACCATTAACCACTACTTGACCGACACCAGCGCTTGGTTCTTGACAACTGACGTACCTAACGGTTTGAAGCACTTTATCCGTACTCCGCTGCAAAACAGCATGGACGGTGACTTCGATACCGGCAACGTGCGTTACAAGGCTCGTGAGCGTTACAGCTTCGGCTGGTCTGATCCTTTAGGCATGTTTGCCTCTTCAGGTTCATACTAAAAGAAAGGGGGTCACAAGCCCCCTTTTTTATTGACATCGTAGAAATATGGTGTATATTCCAAACATCTGGGTGATTGACTCTATCGGACTGCCCCAGCAGACGATGCAACGATTGATAGAGTTACTTTTGCATAAGGACTTTTGTCATGGCACGTTCCACATTTGAAGGCCCAATTCTTTCGGGCACACAGCGTTTTGGCGCATTTCGTAACGTAGGCTACGCAAGCCTCGTCCAATCAGCGACTTTAAACATCGCTAACACCACAGCAAACACTGCTGGTTATGGTGGCTCTTCTGGTACCTTTGTTGACTCAAACGGTATACCCAACAGCGTAACAACTGTCTACACCCCTAGCACTTCCACTACCCTGACTGCAACCAGCATCCCCGCTGACTCTGCTACTGTGTATCGTGGTTATGTTGCATATTTGCCCGCAGGTAGCCGCATCAATGACATTCTTATTGACGTTGGTGTAATCACCACCTTTACTAGCGGCACTTTGACTTCCATCCAAGTGTTGGTAAGCAATGATTACACCGCCGCCGCTGGTACTGCAACCTACGCACAAACCGCCGTATTGACTTCCCCTGCTGTGGGACGTCAGTCATTGGCTGCGTTTACTGCTACTCAGTTGGCTAACCAACAATCTACTTCTACCGACATTATCCAGATAAATGGCGAACCACCTTTGTCTCAAGTGGTGTTTACAGTAGCGTCAATTAACAGTACCAACGTGGCAATCACAGGCGGTACTTACTACTTCACAATCCGCTACACACAGCCTGATGGCAACATCGGTACAACCACAACTTACCCATACGGTAACTTTGACTAATCAGTCCTAGGGGCTTCGGCCCCTTGTTTTTAAACAAGGAGATTGATTATGTCAATGCAATACGACGTTAAGTCCGCACACACTGGCGGTGCACAAACTAATCAGGCGCTTGTCTCTGGACGGGTACGACTTAAAGCTGTAATCATTACTGGCGGTGCAACTGCTGGTATGGCTAGGTTTTTAGACGCTTCTGGCGGCAATATTCTGTTGGAACTAGATACTGGTGCAAACTCCAACATGACCAACGTAATCCTACCCGGTGAAGGTATCTTGTTCCCTAACGGAATTTGGTACACCGCCGTGGCTACTGTGCCTATTGGCATAACGGTGATATATGGCTAAGTCCCCCGCATGGCAACGCAAAGAAGGCAAATCCGAGAAGGGTGGCTTGAACGCCAAGGGCCGAGCCTCTGCGAAGAGAGAAGGAATGAACTTGAAACCGCCGCAACCCGAAGGCGGATCAAGGCGAGACTCTTTCTGTGCACGCATGAGTGGAATGAAAAAGAAATTGACATCCGCAAAAACAGCGAACGACCCGAACTCTAGGATTAACAAGAGTCTTAGAGCGTGGAACTGCGCTGATGGTGGGTATGTAAACTCCGCAGATGGTGTAGCCCAGCGTGGTAAAACTAAAGGAAAGATGTGCTAATAATGTCTGATATCGAATTAACCGAACGCGAAAAGTTAATTGCCAAAGAAGCGGCAAAACTCGCTCTCGAGGAGTTGTCTTCAGAGTTTTACAAAAAAGTTGGTAAGACTGTTGTAGAGAAGGTTTTGATCTGGGTTGGCATGTTGTTTGTTGGCTTTGTAGTTGGCAAGGGTTGGATTGTGAAGGTCTGATATGCCTAGCACAAGTAAGAAACAACACAATTTCATGGCTGCGGTGGCTAATAACCCCGCGTTTGCCAAGAAAGCTGGTGTCCCTCAGTCCGTTGGTAAAGACTTTACTGCGGCTGATAAAGGCGTCAGTTTTAAAGGTGGGCCGCGTTCGCGTCCTGATTTGCAAAAGGTAAATAAGCCCGAAACTCTTCAGGGCAAAACCGAACTTTTTAAAAAAGGTGGAACTATGGCTGGAAAAATGAACCCCGGATTTATGGCAATGATGGCTAAGAAAAAAGCTGGAGCCAAAGCAGAAATGCCAATGAAAAAAGGTGGCGCAGCTAAGAAGATGGCTGCTGGTGGTCTATCTGGCGGGCACAAAGCTGCTGATGGCGTAGCCTCCAAAGGCAAAACCAAAGGCAAACAAATCGTCATGTCTGGTAACAAAGGCATGAAATCTGGCGGATATTGCTAAGGAACGGTCATGGCAAAAGACTACGAATACAAAGACTCCACTCCTGTGGATGAGCCAGTCCGTAAAGGCTCTAAGGTTCAAGAACCCGGTAGCGCTATTCGTGTCGATGGCAAACCGGTTAAAGGTGATGACATGTTTAACGTGCCAACCGCTAAAACTCCACGTATGTCACCCGCTCGTTCGCAAGAGCTTATGGAAACGTACACTGAAAAACGTAAAGGGCCAACATCCAAAGTAAATGCTATGGGTGACACCTACGCTAAGGGCGGTATGACTGCTTCTGCCCGCGCAGATGGATGTTGCACAAAGGGTAAAACCCGTGGAAAGATGATGTAACTATGATGTCAAGTCGCGGCATGGGCGCTATCCGCCCTTCCAAGATGCCCAAAGGCAAGAAGACTGCCCGAAGGGATGACACCGACTTCACACAATACGCCGAAGGCGGAAAAGTTAACGCCGCTGGCAATTACACCAAACCCGAACTGCGCAAGCGGATTGTGTCTCAGGTAAAGGCCGCAGCAACACAGGGCACTGGTGCAGGACAATGGTCAGCACGTAAGGCCCAACTTGTAGCCAAGAAGTACAAGGCGGCAGGTGGGGGTTACCGAGATTGAAAGCGCCACAACAGTCCTTAAAAAACTGGGGTGACCAGAAATGGAGAACCAAAAGTGGAAAACCGTCTAGTAAAACAGGTGAGCGATACCTTCCAGAAGCTGCGATTAAAAGTCTCAGCCCTGCTGAGTACGCTGCAACAACGCGTGCGAAACGCGCTGGCAAAAAAGCCGGAAAACAATTCGTAGCCCAGCCAAAAGGCATAGCTAAGAAAACCGCAAGTTTTAGGTAAAGGAAACATATGTCACAGTTCACTCTAACTGCTGAAGAAGACGCAATCGTTCTTGCTGCCCTTCGTGAAAAAGCTAATCAGTATCACATGTTGTATGGTGCCACTGACCCTACACTAGAAGCCTTGGTTGCTAAGGTTGAGGCTCAAATGCCCGCTCCTATTGTTGAGCCTACTGAAGCAGAAATAGAAGCGCATTTTGCTGAAGAAGCTCCAACTCGTAAGAAGAAAGCCAAGTAATGGCAAATACGTCAGGCGCAGTAGGCTTTAACCTCGACCTCACTGAGTTGGTCGAGGAGGCGTTTGAACGCGCCGGTAGCGAACTTCGCACGGGCTATGACCTGCGCACTGCGCGGCGTAGCCTCAACATCATGTTTGCTGATTGGGCAAACCGTGGTATCAACATGTGGACTATCGAGCCGGGGTCTATTACTCTGGTTCCCGGTCAAAACACCTACGCCCTGCCAAACGATACGATTGACTTGCTTGAGCACTTGATTCGTACCAACGCAAACAATGTAGCCAACCAAGCCGACCTGACAATCACACGGATTAGCGTTTCTACCTACGCGACAATCCCAAACAAATTAACCCAAGCCAGACCTATTCAGGTTTGGATTCAGCGTTACAACGGGCAGACTTCGCCCATAACCGCTACGCTAACCACAACAATCACGTCTACATCCACCTCAATCGTGTTGGATGATGTTACGGGTTTACCCGCATCTGGGTTCGTGAAGATTGGTACAGAGATCATCAATTACGGGTACATCACCCAGAACACAAATGCTGTTAGCGGAACGCTATACAACTGCTTCCGTGGACAACAGAACACGATTGCTGTGGGGCATAACGCAGGCGTTACCGTGTACTGGCAACAAGTACCAGCCATAACTGTTTGGCCTACCCCTGACAACTCCCAAGACTACACATTTGTGTATTGGCGTCTACGCCGCACCCAAGATGCGGGCGGCGGTGTGAACATCATGGATGTGCCGTTTAGATTTATTCCTTGTATGGCGGCTGGTCTGTCGTACTACATCGCTGGCAAAGTACCGCAGGGTATGGAGCGTATAGCCATGTTGAAGGCTCAGTATGACGAGGCTTGGGAACTTGCCGCGTACGAGGATCACGAGAAAGCAGCATTGCGTTTGGTTCCTAGACAGACCTACATCGGGAGGTAGTCATGGGTAATCGTTTTGCTTCTGGCAAATACGCGATTGCGCAGTGTGATCGTTGTGACCAACGGTTCAAGTTGAAGGTTCTGAAGACTGAGATTATCAAGTTAAAGAACTACAACTTGCTGGTGTGCCCAGAGTGCTGGGACCCAGATCAGCCGCAGTTGCAGTTGGGTATGTTCCCAGTGGACGACCCACAGGCTTTGAGGAATCCTCGCCCTGACAGAAGTTATATTTTGTCTGGGAACAACGGGTTGCAGACGAATGTGAACGGTGGCACTACACAAAGTGGCACAGGAACGAATGAAGGTGGTAGCCGAATCTTCCAATGGGGTTGGGCACCAGTAGGCGGGTCAAGTAGTTTTGATGCGTCATTGACGCCAAATAACTTGGCTTTAGTGGTGGAATTGGGTACAGTTACGGTAGCAACAACTTAGGAGTTGAAAATGGATAAAGCGGACTTAAAACAGGACAAGAAAATGATTGCTGGTGCTGTGCACAAGCATGAGAAAAAACTACACCCCGGCAAGCCTATGACTAAACTCAAAAAGGGTGGCGTAACAGGCAAGGCTATGAGAGCCGTCGGCCGTAATATGGCTCGCGCAAACAATCAACGCGGAGGCTAATAATGGCTAAATTTAGCATGAAACAAGGTGGCAAAGAAGTTGGTTCTGCCAGCGTCTACGCCCAGCCACACGATATGTCTGGTAAGGCAATTACCGCTGATACCGAATATAAAACTGACCCCAACACAATGTCGGCTGATGAGTCTACTCCCGGTGGTATGCCATCGCGCAGAGTCAGTATTGGCAACATGACACGTGGCCCAAAGACTACCGGCATCAAAGTCCGCGGTACTGGCGCGGCTACTAAAGGCTTGATGGCACGAGGCCCGATGGCATGACCTACGCGGAACTCGTAACAGCGATTCAAACGTATACAGAAAATACGTTTCCGTCTACCACTTTGGCGGACGGCACAGTTGTGTCTTCAACAACACAGATCAATCGCTTTATTGAGCAGGCTGAACAGCGTATATACAACTCTGTTCAGTTTCCGTCGTTACGTAAAAACGTTACTGGCGCAGTGTCCGCCGCTAACAAATACTTGTCTTGCCCAGATGACTTCTTAGCTACTTACTCTTTAGCAGTTGTTGATGCTACTGGCGCATATGAGTACCTGCTAAACAAGGATGTGAACTTCATCCGTCAGGCGTATCCAAATCCAACAACAGATGTTGGCATCCCTAAATATTATGCGTTGTTTGGGCCTAATTTTACGGGTTCAGTGATTACTGACGAGTTGTCATTTATTGTTGGGCCAACTCCAGATACCGCTTATGTAGTAGAACTGCACTATTACTACTACCCAGAATCTATTAGCGTCACTGCTGATGGGCGCACTTGGTTGGGTGATAACTTTGATACTGTCTTGTTATATGGCTCACTGGTTGAGGCATACACCTACATGAAGGGTGAACAAGACATTATGGCGTTCTACGACCTCAAGTACAAAGAAGCACTTGCACTTGCTAAACGCCTTGGTGATGGTCTGGAGCGTAGCGATGCTTATCGCTCTGGTCAGTACCGTGAAGCCCCTCTTCCACAGAATACTGGGATTAGATAATGGCTTTCACAGGCAACTATGCAACAAACACATTCAAGACAGGTATGCTTGATGGCATGTTTGATTTTGGTACTGGCACAACACAGGTCTATAACATTGCGTTGTACACCAACGCCGCCACCCTGAACGCGGACACAACAGCATACACAAGCATAGGTGAAGTCTCTGCTTCTGGGTACACAGCAGGTGGTCAGGCATTAACTATCTCTCAAGTTCCCACGATTGGAAACCAAACTGGGATTGCTACTGTTTATCTGTCTTTCACTAACGCCGCATGGTCAACTGCTGTCACAGCACGAGGTGCATTGATTTACTTGGCTAACGGCACAACAAACCCCGCAGTATGCGTGCTTGACTTTGGTTCAGATAAAACCAGCACCAGTACATTCACCGTACAATTCCCAGCAGTCACTAACACGTCTGCAATCATCCGACTCTCTTAATAGGAGCAATCATGCAAAAAGAACTTTCTAACTTTGGTGACCACGCCGAAATCACCATGCAAGCTAACGCTGTTATCCCAGAGGGTATGGGCGTTGATGGCTTCTACCACGTAGAGTGCCGTGATGCGGATGGCAACCTCAAATGGAACGAAGAGTTCCCTAACTTGGTCGTTGCTGTTGGCAAGCAGTTGATGCTTGATACTTTGTTACGTACTTCTGGTACTTATACAACTGTTGGCCCGTTCTTAGGTTTGATCAACAACAGCACTACGTTTGCAGCCGCAGACACTATGTCTTCTAAGACATGGACTGAGTTGACTACCTACACCGTAGGCGGTTCTGCTGTTCGCGGTACTGCTGTATTTGCAGCCGCCTCTTCAACTGGTACAACTCCATCAAACGTAACAACTTCTACAGCCACAGCAATTACCTACACAATGACAGGCTCTGCTACTGTGTATGGATGTTTCTTGGTGACAGGTACAGGCGCAGTCAGCACAATCTCTAGCACTGCGGGTACTTTGTACTCAGAAGGTAACTTCAGCACTGCTAAGACTGTTACTACCGGCGATACTGTAAGCGTTACTTATTCGACTACTGCAACTTCTTAAAGGAGTCTTAAATGGCTCTCGTTATCGCAGACCGCGTTCAACAGACGGGTACGGCTAACACCACAGTTAGTTTTACCCTATCCGGTGCCGTAGTGGGGTATCAGGACTTTACGGCTATTGGCAACACCAATACGACATTTTATGGCGCTACTGACGCTGTTGGTAATTGGGAATCGGGACTAGGCACGTATTCATCTACGGGGCCTACGCTCACGCGCACGACTGTCTATGCGTCTAGTAACTCTGGAAGCGCAGTCACGTTCTCTGGCACAGTCAATGTTTTCTGTACCTACCCCTCATCAAGAGCGGTGTACGAAGACGCATCTGGTAATGTTAGTGCGTTAGGTACTATTTCTTCCGCTACTTGGAACGCTACAACTATTGGTGTAGCTTATGGTGGCACGGGTGTAACTGCTTCTAGTGGCGCTAATTCGGTGATGTTGAGAGACGCTAACCAGAACGTAGCAGTAAACCGACTCAACCAGTCCAATACATCTACTGCGGCAGCGGGCGGTACAACGACACTAACTGCGGCGTCTAGTTATTCACAGACACTTACTGGCACAGGTAGTCAGACTTATAAGATGCCTGATGCGACCACCCTTACTACGGGTGTGGCGTTTGTGTTCAACAACAATGCTACAGGCACGGTAACGCTTCAGGATTATTCTACCGGTGCTATTGGAACGATTACTTCTGGTGGCGCGGTTGAACTTGTATTGTTGGCTAACGGTACAGTTGCCGGAACATGGGACGTACACGGTTATCTCCCCGAAGCAGTGACTTGGGGCACTAACGCACTAAACCTTGGCTCTACAGTTATTACAGGCGGTACTTGGAATGGCGGAACAATTCCTACAGCTTATGGTGGTACAGGCTTAACAACCTTTTCTGCGGCTAACGCGGCTCTGTACTCTACATCGGCTTCTGTTCTTGTGGCGGGTACTTTACCTGCGGCGGCTGGTGGTACAGGGGTTACAAGTTCTACAGGTTCGGGCTCAGTAGTTTTATCTACAAGCCCAACGTTGGTTACGCCCATACTAGGTACGCCTACATCTGGAACATTAACAAACTGTACATTCCCAACGCTAAACCAGAACACCACTGGTTCAGCCGCTACATTTACTAGCACGAGCCAGAACTCTCAGTTCAACTCAATTGGAGTTGGTACGGCGGCTTCGGGTACGGCTGGTGAGATTCGTGCAACCAACAACATCACTGCGTATTACTCTGACATCCGCTTAAAAACCAAAGTTGGTGATATCACTGACCCGTTGGCTAAAGTACGTCAGATTGAGACCATGCTCTACCATGCTAACGAGACTGCGGTTGAGTTGGGGTATGACGCAAGTGTGATTGAAGTTGGCTTGAGTGCTCAGTCTGTACAGCTTGTACAGCCAGAAGCCGTGGCTCCAGCCCCTATTGATGATAAGTACCTGACTGTTCGATACGAGCGTTTGGTGCCGTTGTTACTTGAATCTGTTAAGGCTTTAGAAGACCGCATCATCGAGCTTGAAGCCAAGCTGAAAGGGTAACCGTGTTTGGAATACCCGCCTATGCCGCAACCCCATTCGCTGCGTTAGCGGGTAATAGTTTTTCGTTTGCTGTAACAGAAGATATCAGCGCGGCAGACTCCAGCACCCAGTTGTCTGCGTTTTTGCAGACTATTGCTCAAGATATTACGATGGCGGATACCCCCAATGATGCGGGTGTTAGCTATTCTGATGGTGTTGTTGAAACTTTTACCTTTGACGACTCCAGCACTCAGCAGTCCGCGTTTTTACAGGTTTTTTCAGATGGTGTAACTCAGGCCGACGCACCAGAGATAGCCGCTCAGTTTGCGGTATCTCTATCTGAAGATACAACATTGGCATCGGCACAAGAGATTTATAGCGCGTTCTTTTTCGACGTTATAGAGAACTTTAGTCCAGACACCGCACTGACTATCATCCGCGTATTCACCGACTCCATAGCAGAAGCGATTACTATGGCGGATGCGAACTCTAGTACGTCCAACCACCCCGCAACCATCACGGAAAATGTCAACATGGCGAGTAGTCAAACAGATGCTGGATGGATAAAAATACCAACCACTCAATCGGTTACTTGGACGATCATAGAAACTTCGCAGTAAAGGCACAACATGTCAGCAACATACTCAACCAATCTAGCCTTAGAGCTTATCGGGACGGGCGATCAGGCCGGTAACTGGGGCGCAACCAACAATCTCAACATTGGCACATTACTAGAACAGGCTATTTCTGGCTATGTGACCCAAAACATGCCCGGCACTGATGTAACGTTAACCATGTCAAATGGTGCGTCTGCCACGGCTCGTAACATGTTTATTGAACTGACTGGTACAGGTGGGGCAAGCCTAATTGTTCCAGCCAATAAAAAGTTGTATTTCATATACAACAACACTTCAGCCAGCACCACAGTAAAGGTTAGCGGGCAGACTGGTTTAGTAGTACCTGTTGGGGCAAAATATTTGATGGTGTGTAACGGCACTGACGTTATCGGCGCAGTTAACTATTTAGGTAGTTTGGCTTTAAGCACACCCTTAACTGCGGCTAACGGAGGGTCGGGGGTAACTACTCTTACTGGTTTAGCCTACGGCAACGGGACAAGTAATTTCACTGCGGCAACAGGGGCACAAGTTGTTGCTGTTATAGGCTCAACTGCCGTAACAAACGCCACAAATGCGACAAACGCCACAAACGCAACGAATATCACCAATTCAGGCGGTTGGAACGTAACCCCGAGTGGGACAAAACTATACTTCAACTACAACGGTACAAATGTAGCGTCATTAGATTCGTCGGGTAACTTGATCACCCTCGCTGACATTACTGCGTACGGCACACCATAAGAGGTTGATATGACATTACCAGCATCCGGTGCAATATCCTTTAACAACATTAACGTAGAACTTGGCACTCCCGGTACTACAACCGCAAACATTAACCAGTCTTCGTATAGAACTTTGGCGGGTGTTCCGTCAGGCACTATTGCGCTATCAAATTTCTACGGCAAATCAAACGCCCTCGCTGTAACTTATGTAGTTCTTGCTGGTGGCGGAGGCGGTGGTGGCGGCAGTTCAGGTTCAGGCGGAGGCGGCGGTGCGGGTGGTATGCAAACCGGAAGTGCTTCGTTGCCCGGGGGTTCTTACCCAGTTACAGTTGGCGGCGGAGGTGGCGGAGGTAGTGGAGGTGGCGGTAGCCCGGGTAGTGCTTCTTCTTTCAACGGTTTATCTTCCACTGGCGGCGGCAATGGCGGCGGTGGGGGTTCTGGTGGCGGTGGCGGTTCTGGTGGTGGGGGCACAGGAAATAATAGCCCCGCTAGAT